CTGGTGCAGTCAGTATTGATTGTGTAGTGGGTGCACTTTCGCTCGATGAGCAAGCATCTTCCATCGTGGCTGGCGAAACAATTGTCTCATGCCTGGCAGACCAGTTGTTTTTGGGAAGCTGGGCGGCAGTAGTCGTGGGGGGTGATGACATCAGTTATCCGGGAGCAAGACTTGTTGGCAGAAATAGTGATCAGGCAATTGGTAGAAGGTCCGACCAGGTTGTTGGCGTGAAGACAAGGAACATTAAATGAGCACACAGTTGAATGAAATTCATATCAACGATTCGCAATTATTCAAGGCGTCTGTTTATGACGTGGACGGTGTAACGCCGTTGACTTCACTTTCATGCGTGTGCTCGATTTGGAATGCAGACACAGGCGCAAATGTGATCAGCGGCGCGGCTGGCACAGTTGGGAGCGGGTATGCTCAATACAACTGGGCAGGGACCGCAACGGCAGGTAACTATGAAGCTGAGTTGACCATCACCATTTCTGCGGGCGTGATCAAGACCGAACGTTTCATGGTGACAGTGTTGGGGAAGCCTAGTGGGTTCACGTTAGACCCGACGACGGATATCGGTATGGTCCGCACCATTGTGCAGGATAAGAATATCGAGCAGGCATTGTTCAGCGATGCGGAGATTACTGCATTGTTATCGTTGAACGCCAACGATGTGCGCCTTGCGTCCGCGGCGGCGTTGGATATTCTGGCGAGCAGTCAGGCGGTGATCCTGAAAGTGATCAGGCTTTTGGATTTGAGTACGGATGGGGCGGCAGTGGCGAGAGCGCTTCGGGAACATGCGAACCAGCTTCGGGCGGATGTCGAGGCGACTGATTCGGTGGAAGGCGGTCTATTCGATTATGCGGATATGGTCACGAATGCATTCACAGCGCGGGAGCGAGTCTGGTATCAGATGTTGAGGGATGATGACTAGCCGGTTGATTGATCATAGATTGATGGCTGTGTTGAATGTTGATTTCTTCAACCGCACCGGGACGATCCAGCAGGCGACGAAATCGCAAAGTACGACCGGTCAGGAGAAGAGTGACTGGGTGAATGTGCCAGGCATGATTGACATCAAATGCCGTATTTCCGCTTCAGGAGGCGGTGAGCGACGCTTCAGCAACCAGGCATATTTGGATGCAACAGATACCGCTTTGCTTTCAGGCGCATATGCGGTGACCGAGCAAATGCGCTTCGTGGATGACGCAGGAAATATCTACGACATCCTGAGAGCAGAACCTGATAGTGAAGGCATCACGACCAGATTGACATTGAGGACAGTACGCTAATGGCTGAGAAAAGCGGTGTGTTCGGTAAAGAGGAATTGGTTGCCAAGTTCAGGCAACTGAGCAAGGCTTCGCAGGGTGAGGCTTTGGTGACTGTCGTCAAGGCTGGAGGCATGGTGGTTGTCAACGCGGCGAAGGACAACATCAAAAAACAGGGCTTGATCCGCACACGTACCCTGAGTAGAGATATTCACCAGGAGGTGGTCGAGAGCACGAACGATATTGCCGCTGTAAGTATTGGCACCATCCTTGTATGGGCGGCGTTGCACGAATTCGGCGGCACGGTGCAGGCGAAGACGAGCAAGTATCTTGCCATTCCCGTGGGAACGTATCGTGGAAGCCCCCGCAAACATTCGGACTTAAGCGTGCGCAAGACTGCGGGCGGCAACCTGGTGATGGTGGATGCGGGAGGCGCTGTGCAATATGTTTTGAAGACGAGTGTTGAAATTCCGGCAAGACCGTATCTGCGACCGGCGGCGGATGAACATCATCAAGATATACAGAGCCAGATGACAAAGGCTTTCGTTATCCAAATTGAAGAAGCGGCAGGCAAAGGATGAGCGAGTTTCCCGAGGGATTGTTCACCTATTTATCTACAGGCGGCACGAATGCAGGGTCACGCATTTATCCAAGTGCATTGCCGCAGGGCGTGGCGCTCCCAGCGATCCGTTATTTTTTGGTGAGCGACCCGCCTGAGCATACGCACAGCGGACCGAGTCAATTGCACCACCCGAAGTATCAATTGGATTGTGTTGCGGTTGGCGACGAAGGTTATCGGGATGCTCACAGGCTGGCAAGCCAGGTCATTGCATTGTGCGATGGCTACGCTGGCTTGATGGGCGATTACACGGTTCATGCCGGTTTCAAGGACGAGAAGAGAGATAACTATGACCCTGAGACCGGAAGACACACGGCGCAAGTGGATGTGATCCTCTGGCACAACACACCTTAGAGATTGGAGGAACGATGGCGAAGAAAGATAAGAATGAGACCCCACCCCCGACCCCTCCCCAAATTCAACAACCGAATTTGGGGAGGGGAGAAGAGAGTGTAGGCTACACAGTTGGACTGTGGGCTTGGAAGACTCAGTATGTTTGCAAGACGTGTCAGTTTGACACGCTACAGCTGGGCGTGATGGAGGAGCATTTGATGCTTGTCCATGGGAACTTCAAGTTTCAGGAACCGACCCCCGCTTCGTCTACGCCGCCGGATACAGCGGCTCCGCTCAGCGCGAATAATGCAGATGAAGTGGCGGATGGAATATTCGAAATTGATCTAAAGGAGGATCAGTGATATGGCAAGGACAACGTTAACCAAGACGACCCCGTTGGGAGGGTATCCCGCCCTGCCGCTTGTGGCAGATTCGATTGATATTGTTTGGACAGCGGCGGACGTTTCGAACAAGAATCAATTCAAGTTGGAGCAGGGCGATATCTTGCTGATGTGGAACAGCGGCGCATCACCCTATACGGTTACGCTCACTTCGATTGTGGATGAGCGCAACCGTACCGGCGATGTGCCCGCCTATTCATTGGCGGCAGGCGACATTGCCGTGTTCGGTCCGTTGGAGCAGAAGGGTTGGAAGCAGACAGATGGCTACATGTATCTGGAAGCGAGCAACGCATCTGTGAAGTTTGCGATTTTGAGGAAAGTATAGGCGCTTCGTCTACGCCGCTGGGTACAGCGGCTCCGCTCAGCGCGACATAACAATAAGGAGAAATAGATATGTCAACACAAGCGATACCCGGATACGGGACTCTTTTAAAGAAAGGCGATGGCGGCGCTCCTGAAACGTTTTCCACGGTTGTGGAAGTGACAGAGATTGACCTGCCGGAAATTACGTTGAAGACCGAAGATGCAACCAGCCATGACAGCGGCGGCTGGGAGGAAGTGATCGGGACCTTGCTCTCAGGCGGCAAGCTCTCAGGCAAGGTGAACTGGCGTCCCGCCGACCCAACGCAGGACGAGACGACCGGTATTTTATCCGCCATCTTGAACCGCACACGCGGCAACTGGAAGATGGTCTTGCCCAACTCTCTCAAGACATTTTCCTTCCTGGCGTTGTTGACGAAGTTCAAGGGCGTTGCACCGGTGAACGGAAAACTTGAAGCGGAGTTCGAGCTTCAAATCAGCGGTCCGATTACTGTTGGGTAAGGAGCTGGCATGTATCTAAATAAACAACAGATCCTTGAAGTAAACGACAGGCTGTATCGGGATGTGGAAGTGCCTGAATGGACTTCAATTGGCAGTGGCGAAAGAGCCCTGGTGCGTATTTCAGGCTTGACGGCGAAAGCGGCGAGCGATTTCTCGACGAGGCTTGTGTCCATGGATGGCAAGGGCAACGTCAAAGAGTTGAAGCTGGATAACTTCCTTTCGGAGTTGCTCGTGTTGACCATTGTTGACCCTGAGAGCTTCGAGCCGTTGTTCTCCAAGGATGACATCGAAGCCCTTGGGAAGAAGAGCGCGGCTGTGATGAAGCGGCTTGGCGATGTTGCCATGGAACTGAGCGGACTGAACGAGAAAGCTGTACAGGACGCTGAAAAAAACTAAGACGGAATCCCCAGCGCCGGTTTGCCTTCCGCCTAGCGAAGGAGCTGGGGATTCCGAACGTAGATGAGATGTTGAACTCGATGAGCGGCACGATGCTCGTAGAGTGGATGGTTTACGCAGGTCTTGAGCCTTTCGGAGAGGAACGCTCAGACCTTCGAATGGCAATCGAAACATCTTCGATTTGCAACGTGATCTATCAAGTATGGACCGGCAAGGATGCAATCTTCAAGCGTGAAGATTTCCTGCCGAAGTTCGAGAAGCAAGAACCCATCAGTAAAGAGGATGCAATCATGGCGATTGACGCCATGATGATGGCATTGGTGAACGCCACGAAAGGAAGAACTTGAGCACTATCGCAACACTTGCCGTCAAGTTGATCGGCGACATCACAGGGTATACCAAGTCCATGACCGATGCGGAGAAGCAGGCGCAACAGACCGCACAGAACATCGGGAAAAATATGAAGTCCATAGGGGGTGAAATAACGGGACTTGGTAAGACTGCCACCGCTGGATTGACGCTACCGATTGTGGCAGGCGGGTTGGCGGCTATCAACGCGGCAAGCGACTATGAAGAGACTAAGAATAAGGCTGCCGTTGTGTTTGGCGATATGACCACCTTTGTGATGGACTGGGGTAAGAACTCGGCGACTCAATTTGGCTTATCAAGACAGGCGGCGCTTGAAGCGGCTGGCACATATGGGAACTTATTCTTAACGCTTGGACTGGGGCAGAAGCCTGCGGCGGAAATGTCTACTTCATTGATCGGGCTGGCATCTGACCTGGCATCATTTAATAATGCCAACCCGGAGGATGTGCTGGCGGCGTTGCAATCGGGACTGATAGGTCAATCAGAACCGATGCGGAAGTTTGGCGTGAATTTAACTGAAGCGGCGGTGCAAGCCAAGGCCATGGAGATGGGGCTGGTTGGCGCGGACGGCGAGGTGACTGAAGCCGCAAAGGTGCAGGCTCGTTATGCACTCATCATGGCACAGACCACAACTGCCCAGGGAGATTTTGCCCGTACCGCAGACGGGTTGGCAAATTCAACACGCATTGCGAAGGCGCAGTTAACTGATGCGGCGGCGGCATTGGGTCAACAGTTATTACCGTATGCGTTACAGTTTGTGCAGTGGGCAAGCGATATGATCGCAAAGTTCCAGGCATTGAACCCTGAGCAACAACGAATGATATTGATCGTGGCGGGGATTGCGGCGGCGATTGGTCCGGTGTTGGTAGTGGTGGGTTCGCTAGTGACTGCGATCGGGGCGATCATCCCTGTGGTGACGGCTGTGGCTGGCGTGCTTTCAGGGTTTGCACTGCCCATCATTGCGATCATCGCAGCGATTGCGTTATTGTATTTCGCGTGGACGAATAACTGGGGCGGCATTCAGGAAAAGACTGCAGCTGTAATCGACTTTGTGAAGAACCTTATCGCAGGCGGAATGCAGTTTATCAATGATTTGACGAGTGGGAAATTAGGCGCCTTGTCGCAGTTATGGGCGAATACCGTGGCAGGCATACAGATGTTGTGGCAGTTGTTCACGACGAATATCCAGCTGATTTTCCAGGCATTCAGCGCCGCATTCAATGGAGATTGGTATACATTTGGTGCAAAGCTCAGGATGGTTTGGGACAACATGATCACAGGCTTGAAGGTCGCTATTCAAATCGGCTGGGAGAATATCAAGTTGATTTTCTCGACGGCTGTCACGAACATCATCAACTTCTTCAAGACCACGGACTGGGGAGCTGTGGGTAAAGCCATTATTGACGGCATTGCCAATGGAATCAGGAACGGCGCTGGGGCAATTGCCGAGGCGGCGAAATCCGCTGCGAATGCCGCATTACAGGCGGCAAAAGGTTTCCTGGGCATTCAATCACCATCGAAGGTGTTTGAGATGCAAGTGGGCTACCAGATGGCGGCGGGCACAGCGGCAGGCTGGACAAACGGGTTGGATAAATTATTACAACCTTCTTTTGGAATGATGGTGCCCGCGACTGTACCGAGTGTGAGTGTGGGAGGCGTTGGCGGGGCTTCTGGGGGGGGAGGCACAGGTCGAACCGAGGATTTGATGATGATGCTGGAAGATACGTTGCGGGAATTCAACCTGCGTCTGCGCACACTGCCGGATGATATCGGGCGAGCCATCCAGTCTAACAACGAAAAAATATTGGGGAGACGCTAATGACTGACCCCATTATTCCGACCCTTGGCGTTGAGATGAACTTCGGTAATTCCATCCTGGATATGACCAATGAAGAAATCCTGGACATGACGGGAACTGCAATCATGGATACCGGCTGGTTGAGTGTGATCGCCGATGTGCGGGCATTGGAGCCGATCCATATCCATCGAGGGAACTTTGGAAACGCTCCCGGCGACCGCGTAGGCAATATCGGGACCATAAGCCTGGCTATGGATAACAGTGAAAATAACTCAGCAGGATTGATTGGTTATTATTCTCCAGACCATCTCAACCGAAGACAGGAATTTGACGATGAAACACATATTCGTGTTTCCATCGAATATCTGACGAAGAAAAGATACAAGTTTCAAGGACGGTTGAGGGATGTCATGCCTGACTCGGACAGATATGGCAATTTGTTATCACACGTGACATTCGAAGATTGGTTTTCCGATGCGGCAGTTGCGCCGATGCGCGGTTTATCTGTGCAGGTGAACCAGACCGACGACCAACTTCTTACAACCTTAATGACCATTATGGACCATCGTCCGTCCTCAACAAATTTCTCGACCGGGCTGGATAATAACGCCTATGCCTTCCATGACGAATTGGGTGAGACTACCAAGGTAATGGCGGTCTTGCAGAAAATTATGCAATCTGGACTGGGCACTCTCTTCGTAGTGGGAGATGACACCAGAGGAGAGATATTGCAATTCAGGACCAGACAAGACAACGGTCAAGTTGCGGAGCCGGTGGCGACCATCAATAATTCGATGAGGAAAATCCAGCCCAAGCGGTCAACCCGCAAGCGCATCAAAGAAGTGATCGTGGTCGGTCATCCCGTTGATATTGATGGAAGCGCAACCACGATCCTGTTCAAGTTGAATCGGGAGATCCAAATCCCGGCTGGCGGGACCGCATCTTTTACTGCACGTTATACGGATCCGAGCGGCGCAGGAAAGCGCGTGGCTGGAACGGAGATCGTTAACCCACCGACGGTGGATACACATTACAAGTTTTCATCATCGAGCGGGAGCGGCAACGACTTGAATGCAAGCCTTGAGTTCCTGGGCTATATACCGGGAGCTGACCAGGTTGATGTGGAGGTGAGGAACAATTCAGGTGCGACAGGATACCTGTGGTTCTTCACTGTTGTTGGCAAGGGCATCTATCCATATGACCCGATTCAATATAAGGCAAGCAACCCCGACACAACGAAGGGCGAGACGATTACTTTCGAGATGCCATACCAGGACGATTACAACGTGATGGTGGATGTGGGCGATGCGCTCATGACTTTCTATCGTTCCAACGAGACCGATGTGCCGGATGTTGAATTTATTGCCAACCGTTCGGTTGAACTGATGAATGCCATGCTGGACGTTGAACCCAACAGCCTGGTGGCGGTGATCGAAGACAAGGTGACGGGCATTGACAGTTTGTTTTATGTCTTCGGTTTGGATTTAATGATTCACAGAAAAGGCACGAAGATTGATACGGTCTGGTCGCTGGTGCCAGCGAAGTTGCTCAACTTTTCCATTTGGGATGAAAATCTCTGGGATGAGACGGGTCCCGTTTATTCTTATTAGGAGACGATATGCCATTACCTATATTTCCCACATTGACAGATGCCGTTGCCGGGACGAAAGTCCGCTCGGCACAATACAACGATTTGATTGATGCGCTGTTGGCGCTCAAGTTTTGGGGAGCCACCGGCGACATCCCCTATGGATACGACGCTGATCAGCTGGAGGTGTTGGCAAAACCGACATCTCTTATGACGCTGTTGATGGATGCCACTGGAGTTCCATATTGGGGGCAGGCTCCGTTTGCGTTTAAGCATCACACCGACGCGACGGGGCACACTTATAACTCAAGCACTGAGCGTGTGATGCCAAATAGCACGAACACCCTAAATGTGCTTGTGACCAGCACCGTGTTTGTGGTGGCACGCATATTTGCGAACAATGTATCGGGCAACTGTTGGACATGGTTCACACCGCGCATTTCCGGGACGAATGGTGCGTTATATGGAAAGCAGAATTATGGCGCAGGGATTGGTATCTCTACAGTGGCGTTTGCATCCAAACCCAATGTGCCAGCGGGGAGCATAACCATCCTTTTACGCGAAAAGGAAGGATATGGATCCGGTCTGACATATACCGTTGAACATTTGGAATGGTTCGCACTTGCCATTCCTGAACCTTAATATGTCTATGAAAAATAAACGCGAATATATAGTGACGTTGCTGGTATTTTTTCTGGTTGAGGCGCTTGGGTGCGTAATTATTATCTACGCCATCCTGCATAGTCCTTTCCCTTATTGATTAGGAGACAACATAAATGGGAAAAAAATGGAACCTGTATGACTTGTTGACAACTGCACTTGGTGAAGTCACGTTCATGATTCGGGATGACGGTCAGGCGGACCCGGCAGACGAGATAAAGTTAATTACATTCGACACGTTAAAGGGCTGGCTGAAAACCTATTTTGACACACTATACACGATAGCGAATCGCATTATTGCCAATACGACTGCATTGACAACTACTGAGGGGTTTCTGAGATGGGACAGCACTCGCAAATTATTGGTGTTGTATGACACCCAGCGAGAGCGCGGTATCACTCCGATTGGTTGGTTGCCATTTGCACTCTCCATCGGTGCAACCATTCAGGCGGCGTATGCATCAAATGTGACGCTTGCCGCGGCTGGCGGTTGTGCCGCCATCCCATTTTTATTGCAAGCCCCCATGATGTTGCGTTCGGTTTCTGTGCGTAACGGCAACGTGGCAAGCAACCGCACCTGGAACTGGGGATTATATGAGCAGTATTTAAATAACGGCAATTCAGGCGAGAACACATTGACCAGAGTCGCGGTTGGGGCTGCGGCAGAAACATTCACAGCTGGTGCGGCATCCAACCGCACCATCGATGCCAGTGGCGCACCAGTGTTTCTTGCGCCTGGGTTATATTGGCTGGTTGTACAATCTCAACATGCCAGCAATAGTTTCGACCTTGCGATCCAGACGGGCGGCGCAGGGTTCATCGGAAATACATTCCAGACCAAGACCATCACCAACCCGATGGGAAGCGCACTTGACTTTGTCGCGGCGGCATGGACGAAGCAGGTGGATGTACCTTCTGCGAGGTTGAATGGGGATGTGTTCGGTCAGACGGCAGTGTTTTAAAAAACAAAAAGACCACACTCACGAGCGTGGTCTTTTTGTTGAAGCTATGAATGAATAGGCTATTATGTGCCTATGGGGAGGCGGTCCCGACGGGATTCGAACCCGCGATCTCGGCCTTGACAGGGCCGCATGTTTGGCCGCTACACCACGGGACCATCTAGCAAGCGGGCGAGAGTTTACCATGCGGGTTTTCACGTGT